TTTATACCCGAAAAGGTGTATCTAGTTATAACAACCAAACAGGAGAATACATAACAGTAGATACAAACTATACAATTAAAGTGCCTGTCGAGTTTGTGCAGTCTACTGAAGAATCAGGGTTTCAGGAGAATGTTGCGAGGCTCTATATAACTCCAGACTTAATAGGTGACAATCAACCCCTACTCCAAGACGAGATAACTCTTACATTTTCTGGATCGACAAGAGGAGCTAAGATAACAAATATTCGGACATTAAAAGGAGGACAGGAATACCTGTTCCGTATTGATGTAATCTTCTAATGACTTTAGTAAACACAAGAGCAGCATTTGAAACAGCAATTTTAAATGCAATTAATGATGCCGACCCAACAGTAACAGTTGTTTTTGATAATACCCCATTTACTAAACCTGGTAAAACTAAAAAGTACATAATGGTAAACCTGGATTTTACGCAGTCCACTACTCAACCACAGGGTGAAGCTAAATCTTATTATGCAGGAACTATAAGATGTGCAGTTATGACCCCATCAAATAGGGGAACTGCTGTTGCATCTGCGGTATCGGAATTACTTATAACAGGTCTTACTTCAGTAAATAAATCAACTTACACTGATACTTTTTCTGTAACTCCAAGAGTAGGAAGTATTAATGGTCCAACTTCAGTAACAGCAGAAAATCAAAGTCATTTTATGAGTGTAGTCAACTGCACTTTCACCGCTAATGCGTAAAGATATAAAACACCTTACTAAAGACATAGAAGATGCTATTTTAATGGGCAAAAGTATAGCAGCTTCAGAGATTCATTTTACTTTGCAACATAGAAGTCCTTTCTGGACAGGTACTTTTAACAGATCATGGAAAGTACAAAAGGGAAGTCCTGTAGCTGCTATTAAGCCTAGAGAGGGTGATCCCGAAGAAGAAGCAAGCGGTAAACTTCCTCAAAAGGGAGAACTGATACCCACTGAACTAAATGAAGATTTATATGTAGGAAACCAAGTTGATTATGCAGCGTTTGTAATAAATGAAAAAAGACATCCTGATGATGGAACTATGTATGAGGATCTATTTAAAGAAAACAAAAACACAACTCCAGTACCTAATCAGGCTGATTGGTACGATGTCTACTTAAAAACTTCTTTAATCCCAGATATTGATGAAGGCTTTTCGCAGTTCGGGTTAAAGTAACAAAGACATACATTAGTCTTTAAGTTATACTACAGAAGTAAGTACGATTTTTTATGTCAACAACCAGAGCAATAGACAAATTGAAGCAAGCCTTTAATGTCGAAGAACGTAGTAGTTACTCTATTTTAAAGGGAGAAGAACTAATTTTAAAAATATTTTGGTCGCCTCTTACTATAGCTGATAGAGATACTATAAACAGTACATTAATAGCTATGAACAAGGGTAAAGAAGAAGGAAGTCTTGACTTTGCACTACAAGTTATTGTTACAAAAGCGGAAGATGAGTCAGGTGCAAAAATGTTTACAGCAGCAGACTTACCCTCATTAAGGAGAGAAATACCGATGGCAGTTCTGTTAGACATTATGACCAAGATGCAAAGTATGGGCGAGGAGGAAAGCCCCGATGCCGTAAAAAGCTAAAATAAAAGAAGATAACTTTGTATATTTACAATTTTTTATAGCAGAAAAACTAGGATACACTTTTAAAGAATTAAGAGAAAGAATGTCCGTGCAAGAGATATACGGATGGAACGCTTACTTTACAATTAAGTCTGAACGGGAAGAAGAAGCCTACGAAAAAGCAAAGAGGCAAGCCCAAGTTCGCAAAGTACGCTAAACTTCTAATATCTGTACTTTTGTAAAAGATTAGTGGCAACCGAGTACGAAGTAAATATAAAACTAAATACTAAACAGATCACAAACGATCTAAATACCATTGGCGGTAAAATAAAAGATTTAGGAAAGACTCAAAATACTAAAGCAAAGAAGGCATTAAGTAGTTCAGATGCAGTTCTGAAAAAAGAAATAGCAATATTAGCAGCAGAAAATAAAGGATTAAGACTGAAAGGGCAGATAAATAAATTAGAAAAAGATGGATTTAATGTAAGAGGACAGATTAAAAAAGTTGAGTTTGCTATAGAGAAGGCAAAGGAAGGTCAGTTAGGTAGGGCTGAATTAATATTCAAGAGAGCAGAAAAAGGAGTTATTTTAAGAAAAAATGAATTAGCTGCTGAAGCAAAAATAACAGAACAAAAACAAAAGCAAGTAGCACTATCAACAGGCATAGCATCTCCTGTGTTTGGTAAACCAAGCCAGATAGGATCTCCTACAAACATAGCTTCTATACTTAACAATCCACTAACTCCAGACTCTCCTGTTCAAAAAGCTTTGAAGAAGATGGATGATGAAACAAAATTAAACCAAAAGCAAGCAGAAATAAACAGAAAGAAATCATTAAGTATGGGTAAAGATATAGTCAAGATTAAAATTGATGAAGGTAAAGCTATTGCAAAAAATCTTGATTTAGAGGGAAAACAAGTAGTTAAACAATCACAAAGATTAAATGCAGCTATATCTCCTAAAGGTGACTTTAGTAGGTTGTCCGATAGACAGTCAAGAAATAAAGAAGGTGGAAGAACATTTATGAACAATCGTTTTGCTCGTGCAGGAATACCTATGCCAACACAAGGCTTTGATACTCAAAGTGCTTTAATAAGTGGTGCATTTCCATTGTTATTTGGGCAAGGTCCAATAGGTGCTGCTGCTGGTGCATTAGGCGGTGGTGTAGGTGGAATGTTTGGTGGAATGGGTGGTTTTGCAGGAGGTATAGCAGCTACAGCAGTAGTTCAACAGATACAAAGTGCATTAAAAGCAATGAGTGAACTTGGTCAAGCTATGGGTCCGTTTACTCAAAACACTGAATCTGTAACAGCAGCACTTGGACTACAAGGATCAGCAGAAGAAGCAAGAATAAAATTGATTGAACAATCAGAAGGAAAAACAGCAGCCTTTAATGTTTCGATGCAACTAATGGCTAACAGAATTGGGCAAGACGGTGTTGATAGTTTAAAAGACTTTGGTGATAGCACAAGATTAATGAATAGTGAATTTACTCTTGCTCTTACGAAATTACAGGCATTTACAGCAGGATTAGCAAATTTTGTTATTAGAATTACTGGATTACAAGACAGTTTAAGTTCCGCAGCAGCTACCAGAACTGTTGCCGATGCAGCAGCGTCAGGAAATGCAGCAGCCCAGGGTTTAGTTGCTAGAAGAAAAACAATAGAAGACATGGGTAGTCAAGGTGGAGAGGCAAACAGAAAAGCAACAGCATTAGCACAACTAGAGTCAGAAGAAAAAATATTTGCAATAATGCAAAATACAACTGTAGAAGCAGATGTAATGACTCAAAAATTTGATGAATTAGTTAAGAAAATAACTCAAGAAGGAGAAGAAACAGAAAGAATATTAGAGCTTAGAAAACAAGGATTAAATCCTGAAATTGCTAAAACTATAGCTGGATTAGAAAAAGAAGCACAAACTAGCAAAGATTCACTCCAGTTTGAAATAGATAAATTACTACAAAAACAAAAACAAGATGCGGTATTAAATGAACAAGATCAGACTAGACTCACAACTTTAGAAAAGCAAAAAGATGCAATAGATGACGCAGTAGATAGTACAAAAGATCAAATAGAAGCAACCTATAACTTAAACAAAGCAGCAGAACAAGCAGAGGCACTATACCAAGAAATAGGAACAGCTATAGAAAGTGGATTAGTTGATGCTATCCAAGGTGCAATAGATGGTACTAAAACACTTGGAGATGTTGCTCGTAGTGTGTTTGCACAAATTCAGAGAACTCTTTTACAATCTGGTGTAAATTCCTTACTAAGTAAGTTACCTGGAAAATTAGGCGAAGCTTTTGCTGGTGGAGCAGCAGATGGTGGACCAATAAAAGGAGGTAAAACATATTTAGTAGGAGAAAGAGGACCAGAGCTATTTACACCAGGAGTTTCTGGAATGGTCACACCAAATCATGCATTAGGTGGAGGTACAAATGTAGTAGTAAATGTAGATGCTTCTGGTTCTTCTGTTGAGGGTGACGAACAAAGAGGTAATGAGTTTGGTGAACAGCTTGCAGCAGCAGTTCAAGCTGTAATAATCAATGAAAAAAGAACTGGAGGTTTACTAAGCTAATGGCAGAATCTTTTCCTATTGCTAATCCTAAATATAATTACACCATTGAAAGGCAACCAACAGTTAATGTTATAAGTTTTGGAGATGGTTTTGAGCAAAGATTAACAGAAGGTCTAAATCAAAATCCTATAACTTTAAATCTTAAGTTTGATTTATCTCAAACAGACTCTACAACTGCTGTTAATTTTCTTAATGACAG